ATGAAACGCCTGAAAATAACTCCGGTGAAGCACGCTCAAAGCGGACGCTGGCAGGTTCGCATCCCTGTCAAGCTTTCCGGAACCGGAAAGAGGGAAACAAAGTATTTCCCGACCAAGGCGGAAGCAATGGGATATATTACCAACCTGGAAGACGTGGCTGCGGGGTTGCGTTTGGGGGAAACATTGATGACGAGATCAGAATATGATGCCGTCATCGAAGAACTTGCCCGTTTAGCACCGTTTGACGTGACGCTTAAGGATGTTATTGACTATTACATCACACGGCATCGGGCCAGCGATGCCCGCAAAATATCCATTCTTGAGCCTCTTTACCGTGATACGCTACAAGATACCTCTTCTCATTACCGGAGCCGTGTAAGACAGGTTTTAGGTGCTTTTGCCTCTGTATTTGGGGATTGCCTGATTGACGACGTGACGCCAGATGAATTTGAAAAATGGCTGACCGGATGGAAAACGACGCCTCCTTCATACAATTCCGCGTTGCGCCACATTAAGCCGTTTTTTGCCTGGGCTATCAGCAAAAAATATGCCGTGCAGTCCCCCGCCGAAGGAATCAAGCAACGTAAGCACCAGCGGGCGCCCATTTCCATTCTTACGCCCGCGCAAGCTCATTCCCTGCTGGATGCCTGCAGAGACTATTCCGGAGATGGGACTATGCCGGAAAACTTGCGTGTAAATGCGGCGGACATGAAAATAGCAGTGGCCGTCCTGCTCTTTGCCGGCGTCCGGCCTGAAGAGGTCACGGCATTGACATGGGAACACGTCAAACTGGCCCATGGCTATATCAGGATTGAACCAGAGGTCAGCAAAACCAACTCCGTGCGGCTGGTGCGGATTGAAGCAAATCTCAAGGCGTGGCTGGAAACCGTACCGCCAGAAAAACGCTCCGGGAAGCTCGCCCCGAAGAACTGGCAGCGCAAATGGCAGGCAGTGCGCCGGGGAGCCGGCATCAGCCATTTAAACGACGTTTGCCGCCACTCCTACGCCTCGTACTGGCTGGCCGCCCATCGGGACACGCACGGCTTGCTGGAAAACATGGGACACACCACTAGCAAGACGACGATTAAATACTACCTGACGGCCTGCAATCCGGAAGAGGTGCCCGCCTATTGGCAGATTTTCCCTGAAGACAGAGGCGCCAGTTGAATGTCAGAGTTCGGAAATCTTCCGGCTGCTCAAAATCATTCCTTCATAGGCACCCCTTTCCCTATAACGTGGGAGCACATCCTTGCCGTAGATAAGACACTTTATCATTTATTGATATTGCCATCATTTTCATCTAAACTTAGATCCAAAGGCAATTGATCACTAAATAATTTTTCAAAATTACATTCATATTCTACTCTACTTTTAGCAAGCTTAGCTATAGCAAGTAATTGTCCTAGATGTTGCCTCAATGCTTTTACACCTATTTCTGCTAAGAACTGATGGAGCCTATTGTTTTTATTTCCATATTCTCGTTTATGTACTTTTAAAAGCTTTAAAAGCCTACCATTACTTCGTGCCAGTGGTTTATAAACTTGACTATTAGTGAGATGCATAAACCTCCAAGGCTTATTCTTTTTAGGACGTTTTTCTTGATAGAGCCTATACCATTCTTTATATAATTCATCAGGAAATTCTTTTTCATAACCTCTCGCTTCTTGAGCCACGAAGCGTTTAAAAGAACTAATAATTTCTTCCCTGGTAACATCATATCCAGATAAAGCATAAACTAAGCCCTTGATTCCAGCTTTTGCAGATGCTGCTACAATGATTCCTGCTTGCCGTGCTATGTGTTTTTGATTGGGAGCGAGCTTTCCTTCTTCATTGGCTTTCTTAATAGCTTGGCAGAGATCAATTAGAATTGTTACATCGTACCCGTGAACTATTGGATTTAATTTTCCGTCCGCCGACAGGCTATCTTTGAATATTAACGGATTACTTAATTTTTCCCTCAATCCGTCCGCCGATGTAATAATTTCAGATAGAGATTTAGATTGAACAAGGTTCGTAATACTATTTCCCCTATCGCTCATTCCTAATGATCTTGCCATACCGCGTTTACTAATGACCGCGGTATGTCGTTCATCATTCAGAACATAGCAATCGACATCAATTCCAAAGTCTTTTTTAAAGTTGCCTCTGTGCGTTGCTAATAACTGGATTTCTGTTTCCACAGTGTTTTTGTGCAACTGTAAATCCGTATGATCTACGTCTTCGGTATTCATCATGAATAGTTTATAGTTTTCGACATGTACCGTCAATAAATTATCTGGTTTTTTAGGAGATGTATCGTGTATCTGTTTTGAGATAGGATATTTTGCAATACGTTAAAGATTATGATGCGGGACGTTGGAGAGTGCAATAAGCGTCCTGGAAGCCCATTTTTCAATCGTCATACCATGGATGTCCGCCGTCATTCGAACCCGGTCAAATTGGCTTCGAGGAAAGGGAACCTCAATAATATCCATGTCAGGGTCATGCTGACTCTTTTGACGACGGCTATGTTCTTCCTTCATGATGCGCTCAATGACACGTTGCCGTGCTTCTGGAATTGGAAGGTAGGAAAGCCACTTATCAACTTGACTCTTGCTGACGCCACAAAGATCGGCAAAAACCTCTCTGCTCATTTCCATATCCTTCAGGAACACCCGGATTTTGTCTTTTATGTCATCCATGTGGGCATTTTTCCCAAATGGCAAACAGCGGCAAGTTTTTTCTTATGATTCTACTTTTTAGGAATAACTTAATACTAAAATGTTCCTATTATGGTAAGTGTTTGCCAAATAAGGAAAGATCGAGGCTCTATTATCGAGTAGCTATTCTCTAAAGAGTTGTTGCTTGTTGTAGTTGTTTGCATTATATCATCTTTTTATGAGATGGTTGCTATTTTTCATAATAAGCTCCTGCCTTGCCTTTGGTGAAACCATCAGGGGAATTGTGATTGATGTAACTGATGGTGATACAATTACTGTTTTGGAGAAAACGCCAAAAGAGAAGGTTGCTCATAAAGTTCGCCTGGACGGGATTGACGCACCGGAAAAGGGGCAAGATGGATACAGTGGAGCTAAATACTCATTGAAGAAGCTACTCTGGGGAGAAACCGTGACGGTTCAATATACGAAGCGGGATAAATACGGGCGCATTCTTGGACTGGTTTTGTACAATGCTTCTTTCATCAACTATGAAATGGTCAAAGAAGGGTGGGCATGGCATTTTAAAAAGTACTCAAATAGTTATGGGCTTGCCTCGCTTGAAATAGACGCTCGGAAAGACAAAAGGGGACTATGGGGAGAGCCGAATCCAATTCCCCCGTGGGAATGGAGAGCCGGAAAAAGGGGTGGTGCGGCCGCCGAAAAGAGCGATAAGAAAATTTCTTACTGGATCAGTTCGACGGGAAAGACACACCTTCCAGGATGCCGGTATTATGGTGTGGGGCAAGGGTCATTTAACCAGCTTAGAACGGCAGATTGCTGTAAATTGTGTTGGAAGATTCCTAAAATAAAAATCCGGCAGTCAGAATTGACTTATGATCCCACCTCTGAGGGTGGAAGAATACCAACGGTTCCAAGTGGGCCTTATTCAAAACCGCGTTACGAGCCCTTCCTGGATGATGTGTTCACTCCAAGCAGTAGTACGGATTCAAAGGCGCGTACCATTTATACAGGGCCGCGTGGAGGTAGATACTACATCAACAGGAATGGGAATAAGACATATATCAAAAGGTAGGGAGACTCTTTTTCCGCCAATCTTTCAATGTTTCTACGAACACGGCGCCGTTGTTTATGATAGTATTTTGATTGTAAGTGGTGTTTTATTTTGGTCGGGGGGGCAGGAATAAATAGTTTTGTTGTTAGTTTTCGTAAGCAAGTAAGAGGACTGCATAAATGGCTGTGGTTGCTTGAGCTAAGCAGAAGAACAGGGAAGGCATATGCCAGTAAGCCGTTAACTTGATATTGATGTGATGTAGAAATTTATGAAGGGCCGTGTGTTCTTGCCATGGATATGATAAATAAAAGAATTCTGATAAGTGTAAAATTGATGATGAAACTATATTAAGTATTGCCATTATTGCAAGAAATACAATGCACGATATAAACTCTGGTTGATGTACTGTTTTATTATATAATACATAAACACAACCAGAAAGTAATAAAGCAGATATGGAGTAGAGCGATTTTGCCCAAGCTGTTTCTTTTTCCAAACACTGATCACGAATCCATCTTTCATTTTCTTCCGTTATTGATTCTATTGATTCTTGATTTTTTTGTTCTGGTTGATTTTTTAATTCCTTATTTTGAATAGGTAATCCAATTCTTATGATAGATAAAATACAACTTCCTACGACTACCCAAAAAATAAAAAACGGAGTTTTGAGAGGATAAATAGAAAGAATAATTTTTGATGCAATAAGTAAAATCGCAATAGACCATATACAAAGATGGTTAATTTTGTGCATTTTGTTAATGTCGTTAATAAAATTATCTTTAAGCTAAGCTTTCTCCCATTGGTTCAATGTTTCCACATAAATAGCGGATATTTTGCCCCCGTCCATCGGTTCGATATCTCCAAACTCCGGGTTGAGGGGGTGTAGGACGTAGTCCATCTTCCCAGTTTCTGGATTCTTCTTTCTGGCCAGTTTTTTGAGAGTCACGCCTCGTTCATCGTAGTATTCCACGATCGTGCCGGGTTTTGGTGTGGGAGGGATAGTGTGCTTACGCATAATGACAAGGGCCCCGTCTGGGATGATCGGCTCCATGGATTTTCCTTCTACGCGTAGGACGTACTCATCTTTTCCCAGAGGGCGGTTTGCGGTGATATGGTAAGGAATGGTATCACCTGCCTGCAATCCACCAGCGGCGATATTGCCGATCACGGACAGATTGTACCTTTCGTTGCTGGTTGATATTATAGAGGGGAATGCTTCCACCGGGACAAACTGCTTGCGGGCATCTTCTTTTTCTTTAGCTGCGTTCTGAAGCGTTATATCTGCGAACTCTTTGAGTGCGTTACGGAATGCACTGTTGATAAATTCCATGAATGTCTGTTGAGTGGCTGTCATGGCTGCGCTCACCACGGCCCATTCTTCATCCGTGAAATCAAGCTCTACCTGGGGAGAAATGGGACAAGCTTTTTCTGCCATGAGGCGCTGAATGATCAGAATAGCCTTTGCAGGAACAGGACGCGCAGAACTCAGCCAATTATCAACCTGTCTTTTAGAAACTCCACATTGTTCTGCGAGCCATTCGCGGGATTTGCGTGAGGTCTTGAGCCATTTTTTTATCTCTTCCTTGGTCGGCGTCATACATTGATATTACAGCATTTTGATGAAATGTCAACGTCCTATTAAAAACATTATTCACCAAATGCGGAAATAATTATTGCATAATGTCAGCATACACTGTAAAAAATAATCATCAAACGCAACACTATGTACTCAATCATCAAACTCGATAAAATGGAGGACGGCATTAAGAATTGCCTGTTGGCCTATGCCGAGCAGGGAGTTCGCCCCAAAGAAGTGATCAAGACTCTTCTTGTCCAAGAAGCCCGACGACTGGGATTTGTTCTGACTCCTCCCAGCAAGCTTCCCCGTCCTCGCAAGGATAAGCATCCTGAAACCAAGAATCCAACGGTTTAATCCAGAGAAAAATGACAAAATAGGAAATATTTTGTTGAATTCTTCTGCTGAAATAGTAAATCAGGATTTGTTAGAACGATAATATCCAAAAAAAGAAAGGTAAATATGATTATCGAATACGACACCGAAGACCGCTGCATCCGCGTGGACGACGTAGCTGTGAGCCATGGAGAAGCCGAACGGCTCATGAACGAGCATGAAACCGCAGCCGCAGCCCTCGAAAACGCCCTTGTGCAGTACGAACGGGATCACGCCACGACGGATAATCCTGACGGCCATAGAGACTGAACTATGGAAGAGGTCCTTATCGAAGAATTGAAACGGCTCGGCTGGTACGAGCTTTAAACCCAACCCCGAACAACAATGAGAAAAATGACGAATGAACAATACTGGATGCGCCGAGACCGCGACGCAAAAACAGAATTCCTATACGGCTGCCCGCTGGATTTGCCGGAAAACGACCTCAAGCCCCGGTCCGGCATCGTGCAGGGCCTTGTCTTTTGTGCCCTGGTAACAGGGTTCGGAACAATCGTCTATTTCGCCATTAACTCCTTTTTATAAACAACTATGAAAGAACAACAGTACGAACAGACAATGTCCCTTGCTCAAGTATGCAAGGCCGCCCGTGAGAAAACCGGAGAAAAGCCTATTCACGCTATCAATGCGGCGAAATGGGTAAAAGCCGGAAAGATTCGAACGCACGTCGTTTGCGGGTTGACGCGCCCCCGGTTTCTGCTCTCCGAGTTCCTCGAAGACTACTACAAAAACGTGGCTCCCCGTTCAGTGGCGAAAGCCCGCTAACCCTTCCAGCCCAAGAAGCCCGCGGCATGATCATTTATTTCATCGTTAAATCTTAATTGTCAAAAATCATGGAAGGATTGAAGCAATTTATAGTGTCCATTGTGGAGCAGACTATTCAGAGTTTGCATGACCGAGGCTTGCTGCTCGTAAATGAAGGCGACGAGGAAAAGGCAACCCGCATGTTTGGCGGGAAGCTGGAACTCTCTATAAACGACCTGGCGCAGCATCCAGCCTGCGGATGGTCACGCAAGAAGACTATTAAACTTCTACGGGACAAACACATAGAAGACCTTGGTACCAGTGCCCGCGACTACCGCATTTCTGCCGTGAGCGTGTACCGCTTTCTGACTAAGGAGAAAATCTCTCAGACAGGGGTTGACATGAACAGACCTCCCACAAAACGGAAGAGGAACCCCTCAAGTACCATTTCCAACTAACCTAACTAAAATAACAACAAACCAATAGAACAAAACACCATGCAAAGAAACGAATGCAAGCCCGGAACCGAAGTCATCATCCGGGGAACGATCAGTGAAGATGACGGAACGGATTTTAACTCTATCAAAATCACTATCCGCCGTGATGACGGCAAAACGGAAGATGGCTTTTTTGAACCTTCTGTTCTTGAGCGCGCCCAGCCGAAATACGACCCGGCGCGGAAATACCGCAAGGGGGATTTGGTGCGAATCACCGGATTTCACGGGAGGCTTTTCGGAAGTGGAGGTAATCGGGAGTTGTCCGCAAATAACGCAATTGGAGGCCAAGTGGCCCTTTGTGGAGACGAGATTGCGGGAGGGGATGTTAGCCTCCCTGATGGCGTTTTACTAAACCGAAACAATTACCTTTCAGTTGCCTGCATTGAGCTTGTCAAGCCCATTGAAGAAATTGAGGCAGAACAGCCTTATTACGTTGAGGAAGAGGACGATTCATTTGGTGTGTGGTTTAAAAAAGGCTCTGAAATTTTCTTGAGAATGCACTGCGTGTCTTTCGGAGACGGGCGCGAAGTGACACGAGAAGAGGCCCTAGAGAAAGCCTTGGAGCTTTGCGACGAACTGAACCGCAAGCACCGCGAATCCCTGAATGCTTAAATAGCAGTTGGCCGGGGTCAGCGCCAACTGATCCCCGGCCTTGTTACACAGAACCATGCAAAGATTATGAGTAACGCACCTACAGATAAACTAGATTTGCCCCAGGCGCCAGTCCCGAAAAAGACACTCTACGAAATTGTGATGTCCGAGGACGTGAAGAACCACATTGCCCAGCTTGTAGAAGGCATGATGACGCCGGAACGGTGTATCAGCATCTTCTGGCATTGCTGCCAGAAAACCCCACTCCTTCAGCAATGCGCCCCTGTAACGCTGATTGCCGCCCTGAAAAACCTGCTGATGATGCGGTGTGAGCCTGACGGCATCCACGGCTATCTGGTGCCCTTTTGGAGCAATGATAAGGCAAGCGGCCGGTCTGTATTGACCTGCGTGGCTGTACCCTCCGCCCGCGGCCTGATGCGCATGGCCCGCTCCAATGGCGTCACCAATCTCAATATTGGAATTGTGAGAGAGGGGGAGCCATTTTCCTGGGGCCTGGAAGAAGGGAAATTTGCAATGAGCCACATCCCGGAATGGGATGACAGCACGGCGCCCATCAGGGGTTTTTATTGCACCTGGACAGACAAGGACCTCTACCTACACGGGGAACGCATGAGCCTGCGCGCCGTGGAGGAAATCAAGGCCCGCACCAAGTCCCGGAACAAGAAAGGGGAAGTAGTAGGTCCGTGGGTGACTGACTTCGGGCAAATGGGGCTCAAAACGGTCATCAAGCGTGCCTCCAAGCAATGGGATTTGCCCCTCTACATCCAAGAAGCCATGAGCAGCGCCGACGATCAGGAATTTGGAAGCGAAATGCGGAATGTAACCCCGTCCAAGGATGAAAACGAGGAAATAGACCCCTTTAACCCGCCCAAACCGGAGGAAAAACGGCCTACGGCATCGGAGGCATTACCGCCTCCAAATGATGATACCGATGATTTTTTTGGAAGTCTGAAGGAGCAGGAGCGTGAGTATGTGCCAGCCAATAGAGAGGACTACTAAAGTTATGTTAGACCTTGAAAATATAGTTATTTACGAGGATGTCCCACAACGGAGCGACCTATGGTTTAAATTGCGTTCCGGTCATCTGACCGCCAGCAACTTTGACCGACTGATCACTCCCAAAACCGGGAAGCCGTCAGCCCAGCAGGATGATTTAATCATCGAACTGTGCTGCTCCTGTCTGCGTCCGGATGAAATAACCTTTGAAGGCAATTTTCACACGGATCGCGGGGAAGCCCTGGAACCGGAAGCCCGTGAGCTTTTCGCGACCTTGACCGGCAAAGCGGTAAAAGAAGTTGGATTTATCCGCCGCAAAACGGCCCCTATCGGGTGCAGCCCTGACGGACTTGTTTTTGAAAATCTGGAAGACGGGCTTGATCTTGTGATAGCTGGACTTGAGATCAAGTGCCCTCTCTCCAAGCATCATGCCCGGTATCTGCTGGACGGCGTGCTGCCGGACAAATACAAGCCGCAGGTGCACGGCTCCATGGCTGTGACTGGCTTGCGGGCGTGGTATTTCCTTTCCTACTGCCCCGGACTGCGCCCGTTTTTGGTCAAAGTGAAATGGGACGAGTACACCGACCGCATTAAGGCGGCTCTGGACGAATTCGGCCCAAAATACCTTGACGCTTACACTCGGATCATGCCGGCAATCCGCCCGGCCGTAGAAGGGAGGGCGGCATGAGAGCCAGGGCAAGAGCTATCCATCGGCCCGGCGTGATGAACAAGACGGAAGCCGCCTATGGCTTTTACCTGTCTGACCTCCAAAACAAGGGGGAAATACGGGAATTTAAGTTTGAAGCCGTCAAACTGATCTTGGGGAACCGCTGCTCATACACGCCGGATTTCATGGTTGTCCGCCCAGACGGCACTCTTGAATTCCACGAAGTGAAAGGCTTTTGGCGCGACGACGCCAGGGTAAAAATCAAGACCGCCGCCGACAAGTTCCCCTTTGTTTTTATCGCTGCCAAGCAGACAAAAACGGGTTGGGAAATCGAAACAATCCAGGAAGGAGAAAATTGAAATGAATAGATTTAAGAAAACATATAGAGAATGCCTTTGCTTAGTATCATCAGGAGGTTTTGTCGCAGGATGTATTTATCCGATCGTTGGTTGGAATAATGGTCTACATGTTATTACAGAAGATAAAAACGGTGAACCATTGGATTATTTGCTTCATAACGGGGGCGGTGATCCTGTTGAAAACGAATATGGGATAACAGGCGATCTTGCGGCGGTAGATGATAGATTCTACGAAGAACAAGGGAACTTAATATTCCGAACTTTGGTTGACGGTAAAATTGACACATATCCGTGGGAGCTTGAACAGAAGGGAGGGGCGGAACAATGAAAAGGACATACGATGTCATTGTTTGGATTGCCACTATAAATAGAGAAACGCACCTAATTGAACCGAAAGATGTTTTAATTGCTCACGGTTTGAGAACAAAGCGTTCCGCCCGGAAATACATTGAATTTTACAAGGAAGAATACGACCAGAAAGAAAATATGTATGAAATCCTCGTGTCAGATGGAAAGGAGGCCAGCAATGATTAACATCCTCGCATCCGTCAGGCGGCCTTTCTCCGGGCAAATTTTGTCCGGGGAAAAAACGTGGGAACTGCGGAAATCTTTTCCGTATAAATATTATTACGAAAAACTAATTGTTTGGCTTTATGAGTCAAGGAAAGGAGGGGAGAGAGCAATAATCGGCAAATGCGTGCTCCGCACTATCTGGGACATACGGGAAGACATAAGCTATTGCTTTACCCGTGAAATACTCGAAAAAGCGTGTGTCACATATGATTTATTAAAATCTTACGCTCCTAATTATGTATGGGAATTTTCCAGTCCTGTTTCTTTGCCTTCTCCTGTGCCGCTCTCGGCCATCGGCATGACCCGTCCGCCGCAAAGCTGGCAGTACCTCACTGACGAGCAAGCGGCGATACTGGAAAGGAGGCTCGCATGAAGACCTGTATTAACTGTATCTATAGGGACCAAAAGGATGGATGTTGCTGGGGAGCGACATCCATCCTGTATTCGGAAGAGGTGGATGAAACTACAAAAGCTTGTGAAGATTTTGAACCAGAAGAGGAGGCCGAAGATGAAGAAAACGCCTGAACAGAAAGCGTTTCGCGAGTACGGAAAAGCATTAGGGAGGCTGGAAGAATTCAGGAGGAATCACCAGGACCAATTCTGTGTTCAAAGTCAAATAATGCGCCATTTTTGGAGGGAAGCCCATGTGTGTTGCGGTCAAAAAGAAATCACAAACAAGCACGTCAAACTGATCCGTGACGCGTGGCAGAAGCGGGCCGCGTGCAAGGCGTGGAATCCACCGGACGGACGGGATTGCCCTAACTGTTTTTACAGTAGCAACCGTCGCTGCAAGCTGCCTTGTTCGCAGTGCTGGGGACACTGTCTATGGGAGCCGAGAAAGGAGGGGAAATGAACACTAGAGCACCACGGAAAAGGGCTCTGGCCCGGTATATCGGAGGGAAAAACAGAATTGCCCCCTGGATTATCAGCTTTTTCCCTCCCCATAAAATCTACGTTGAACCGTTCGGAGGTTCCGGGGCTGTGTTGCTTAATAAACAGCCCGCCTGGATGGAGATCTACAACGACCTTTATGACCGAGTGGTTAATTTCTTTGAGGTCTTGCGGGACCCGGAAAAATCCGCCCGGCTGGCCAGTCTGCTGGAATTGACACCCTACGCTCAAACGGCCTATGCCCGGTCTTTTGAAATCGCGGAAGATCAAGTCGAAGATGCTCTCCGTTTTGCCATCAACTCCATGATGTCCTACGGCGGAGGTATTCACAAGCCGGGGTTCAAGCGCAACGGCTTACTTCGCACAACCCCTTATCCTCAAACGTGGCGGGAATATCCGGCCGTAGTGCGAGAATGCGCGGCCGAACTCCGGAACCGAAATATCGAAATCAACAAAATGGACGCCCTGCAGGTCATGGCCCGGTACGATACGCCGGACACGCTGCATTACGTGGATCCTCCCTATGTGCAATCTACCCGAGGCAACCGTGTGAGGTACGCGCATGAGTACGACCAAGAGGACCATGAGCGGCTTCTTGTCTTTTTGAAGACGCTGAAAGGCAAGGTTGTCCTGTCCGGCTACGATTCCGAGCTTTATGCCCGGCATCTGGCCGGGTGGCGGAAGGAATGCAAGGTCTCCCACGACACGCAAGGCGGGGAGAAAATCGAATGCCTGTGGCTTAACTACAACCCCCAACTGACGCTTTTTTGATTATGGCGCGTAAACCAACATCTTTAATCCCGCGGACGCACCGGGAATTATGCGAAATTGCTGAACGCTGGCTCATGGGCTCTGCCCGTTGCCGGGTGGCGATCGCGGAACCGAACTGCATCGTTACGGACGAGCAGCCCGACGCTATAGGTTTCAAGGGATCGTATAGCATCCTCGTTGAGGCTAAAACCAGCCGGGCGGATTTTTTGGCAGACCTCAAAAAGCCGTTCCGCCTCCGTCCTCAAAAGGGTATGGGGTATTGCCGATACTACATCTGTGAGCCGGGGATCATCACAGAAGATGACCTGCCGGAACGGTGGGGATTGCTGTATGTCCTCCCTGGTGGACGGGTGCGGACAATCCGGCACGGCAAATACTTCCGCGAAGTGAACTACGCCGCGGAAAGAAGCCTTTTGACTGCATGTCTTTACATCCAGAAGCCGCTAAAAATCAATACTGTCCAGGGTAGGAAAATACAGCTCTCACCTGCATTTGGAGCAGAAGCAAAAGAGACGGAGGGGATATAGTATATATGGAATTTATCAACATCCCAACAGCCTTGTTTTCCAGCCCCGAATATATCGGGGCGGAACCCGTACAGCGCGCCACCTGGATTTCTCTCCTGGCGTGGTGTTGTGAACAGGAGAATGGCGGCATCATTGAGGGTTGCCGCTCCTGGGGCATGCGTCGCTGGATGCAGACTTGCGGCGTGACGGACCAGGAAATCAACGAGGAAAACGAACTTTACCATTTTGACGGTGATCATCTGGTCGTGTTCGGCTATCCCCATGAGATTCAGGAAACCCTCAAAGTCAAAAGGAAAACCGCCCGTGAAAATGGGAAGCTGGGGGGACGCCCGAAGAAAACCAATGTTGAAACCAACATAGGAACCAACGCGGGAACCGAAGAAAAACCTACGTCGGTTTTTTCAGAAACCAACGTAGGAACCGGAATAGGAACCAACGTAGCCCCCTATGTTGAAACCTATCCGAAAACCGTAAGGGAAGGGAAGGAAAGGAAGGAAGGAAATAATGGGGGGAAGAAAACTACTACGGTGAACAGTACACCGGAGGAAGAACCGCCCGCTGATCCTGTTCCGCCTCCTACCCCCCATGAATCCTTTCCTGGTTTTTCTCCGGGCACTTCGCCCTCCTACGACTCGTCGGCGTGGATTGCCTTGCAGCCCCTGGCGGAGTGGGTCAAGACGCTGCGGCCCGGCTGGGACGTAAGCAAGTTCACGGGGACGGAACGCTCCGCCCTGCTTACCATGCACAAAAGCCTTGGAGGCGTTGTGCCGGAGGCCGCCAAGGACTGCGTATCCCGGTATCTGGCCGCGGCTCCCGCCAATGCAAGCAAGTGGGATTATCCGCCGGACAGGCTACTGTTCATGAAAACCTTCGGAGAAATCGTCCAGAAAGCATTTGCATGGGACCGGGCCCAACCCCGGCCCAAGAAGAAGTTCAAACCCGAACAACCCCGGCAGCCGGAAGGGCCCGTCGTGGATACCGATACCGCCGCGGCTGAAATCCGGGTGTTGATGAAAGAAATAGGATTAGGAGGAAACGAAGAATGAGACCCCCCAAACCATCCCTGCGAAAGAATAAGCCAACGCGGCGCGGAAAGCCCGGCTCCTACAAGCTGCGCTTGACGCTTCTGGTGGACCCCAAGAAGAACGGGCAGCTTGTTGAGCTGGGGCTTGGAACCAGCAACAGGCGGGAAGCCGAGGAGCGCGCCAAAGGCATCATTTCTGCCTTGGAAACAGCCGGTCTTTACCGCCGCCCCGCCGTCCGCATTTTGGAGCATCACGTAGCCCAATTTGGGAGAGTTGAAAAAACACCCTTTGATCATCCAGAATTACCCTTATGGTGACGCCCCTGGAAAAGTTCCTGGTAAAACATCCCGCCCCCTCCGGCATGGATTCAAAGGAGTGGGCGGCCTTGTCGGCTGTGGCGTGCGAGGATAAATTCTTTTCATCCAAGCAGGAAAACAAGCGGCTGCTGGGGCGCCTGTACATGCTGATCAAAGACTACCTTTCCGGGGAGAAGGAAACCCTCCCCAATGGGGAAACGGTCATCAAGGTGGGGAGTGCTGCGGACTTTTCCAACCAGGCGCTTCAATGGCTCCAAACCGAGGGGCTTGTTCCCGCGGACGCCGAGGGCCCGAAGTACCACAACGACGTCAAAAACATCGGGGCCCTGGCCCGCCTGAAGCTCATTTTCAAAACCAACGTCCGGCAAAGCATTGGGGCGGCCCAGTGGGAAGCATCCATGAAGCCGGCCAACCTGAAGGCATGGCCCGCCTTCCGGTTCATCCGCATCACGGGAGCCAAGACAAAGCGGCTTGTCCATGTCATCAATGAGGACGCCGTCCGGCTCAAAACCGACTTTACTTTTTGGGCGGACGAAATGAACGCTGCCAGCCTGGGGGGCTTTGAGGTTCCCTGGCCGCCGTTCGGCTTCAACTCCTACATGGACCAGGAGCCCGTTTCCCGGGCGGAATGCGAACGGCTGGGACTACTCAAGCCCGGAGAGCCGTTGAAGCGTCCACGGGGCGCGGAACGCTTCGGGATTGACCTGATTGAAAGGTACGGGTACGGCAAGAAGGCCAGCACGGCCAAACTCCCTGAAGCACTCAAGACGAAGCTGAAGAAGGTTTATGAAGACCGCTGGGGGGTCAAGCAGGACAAACCTGACGAGGTTGTCTTTCCCGCGCAGGAGGTGGCCGAGCATGCCAGGAAGATGGCGGAGAAAGTCATCAAGGTTCCCGCTGCTCCCATTCCGGAGCCCGCGCCAGCCGTCACGCACACGGTCAGCCTGGGGGATATTCCCAAGGTAAAGATGCCCGCGCCGTTGACGGACAAGGAAGCTGATGACCTCTTGCGGAGCGTTACCGGGGAAGTATGGGCGAAGGCATCCAGGCCGGAAAAGAACGCCTTATTTTCGTACACAGATGATGGATATACCCGCATCAACAACGATTTGAGAGAGGGCAAGCCCAACGCCAAAGCGAAGCTGATCGCCAAGGTCATTAACCGTTGCAAAGTGCCTCAGGACATGGTTGTTTTCCGTGGCTGTGGAGCTTACAAGGAGCTGAAAGATGCTATCGGATGGAACGGAGACGTGATGACCGACAGTATTGCCGAAAGCCTCAACACATTTTACCGGGACCGGCTACTTGAGGACAAGGGGTTCATGAGTGCTGCCGTCGCGGAAGGGAAGGGATTCCAGAACCGCCCCGTGTTATTCAAAATCCTCCTGAAGAAGAAAACCCGGGCCATCTACGCGGAGCCCTTTTCCAGATTCGGGGCCGGGGCTCGGAAAGACTGGGACGGAGTCAGCCCTCAAGCCTATTTCAGCGGAGAGGATGAAATCATCATACAGAAGGGGGGAACCCTCAAGTTCCTTCAATTCCACAACCAACACGGGAAATTGATCATTGACTGTGAACTGATACAATAACGACATGAACAAAGAAGACACACCGAACCCGGCTTACAAAAGGATATTTGAGGCAGATTTGAAAGGGGCACGTTACCCGAACGCATTACGCATGAAATGCCTGCTGTGCTCCAAAATCATCAACAACCCGCAAAGCTATCAATGCAAGGCATACCCAAGCAAGCCTGATAGCATCCTCTACGACAATGCGGACTGCCCCAGCTTTGAACACTGCTCCGACGCGGAAGGGCTGCGCTGGATTGAGGGATATGTGAAACTCTCCGGGAAAGCATATGTCCCCCGTCAGGACGATACCCCTCCGGCAGGGTGGGAGGAAATCAACAAAGAGCATGCGAAATGAAGAAGGAGAAGACAGGAAAGACTGAGAAGAGAGAACCCGGGCGCCCGTCCAGATACAGCGCTGCCCTGGCGGAACGCATCTGTGACCATATACGGTGCGGGGACAGTCTCCGAAAGGCTGCTGAAAAGGAGGGCGTCCCTAATCCTTCCGTCATGAGATGGGTACACGAGAACAAGGCGTTTTCGGAGCAGTACGCGCGCGCGTGCGAAGAACGGCTTGCCGCCCTGGAAGACAAGTTGCTTGACCTTGTGGAGAAGGGGCATGAAGTGGCCCCCTGTGCCGAAATAGGGGGAACCATGCTGCAAGCGGTCAAACTGGAAATAGACACGCTCAAATGGATGCTTGCCAAGCTGATGCCCAAGAGATACGGAGACCGCGCGGCGCTGGCCCTGGAAGGTGGAGACACGCCCGTTAAATTGGCTCACACTCTGCCCGCGGAAGCAGTCGCACCGTTGGCGGCAGCCCTGAAAGAAATATGGTCAGAAGAGGAAGAAAGCTAGGGCCCCCTGTCAGGCCGGAAGACTCCCCCGTCATCTTTGCCGCCGTGGTGCTCGGGGAAACGAGCCTGTACAAATGGCAGATGCTGGCCCTTGAACGTGCTGCCCGCGGCAAGCGTGTTACCCTGCGTGCAGCCAACGGCTCCGGCAAGACGGACAAGCTAATCGGCATCCTGGCCTTGTGGTTCTTGTGGCGTTACCCCCGCGGGCGCATGCCGATTACGTCCGGCTCATGGCGCCAGGTGAAAAACCAGCTCTGGCCTGCCCTGGAACGGCACCGGAACAACCCGTCCCTTGCAGGTTGGAAATGGCTCAAGAATTGCCGCGTAGAAACTCCGGAAGGGGGATTCGTTGAAGGCTTTTCCACCAACCACGCCGGCAAGGCGGAAGGCTGGCACGGGCGCGTGACGGACGAATTCAAGGATGAACGAAAGGAGCAGGAAGAGGAAGACCCCCGCAGCGAGAAGAAAGCCCGCCTGTTTGACGCTGACGAGTTCACCGGGGATGACCCTTCTTCCCCCGTGTTTTTCGTGGTGGACGAGGCAAAGACGGTTCCTGATGAAATCTTTGACGCCATTGAACGATGTACGCTTCAATTCTGCATCTACCTTTCATCCCCAGGCAAGCCGGAAGGGCAATTTTATCGCTGTTTCCACGAGGAAAAAGACCTCTTCTGTCCGATGGTGGTAACGGCCTTTGATTGCCCCCATATCTCCCAGGAGCGCATTGACCGCATTCTGGCCCGTGTGGGGGGTAATGAGGATGATTCCTATTTCCGTTCCGTCGTGCTGGCGGAATTCACGCTGGAAGGAGATTTGTACATCATTGACCCTGGAAAACTGGAATGGGGTCAGCGGCAGCCCTACGAGCCGCGCAGGGGGCGCCCCGTGGCCTTCCTGGACATTGCCGCGGGCGGGGATGAAACAGTCCTTGCCATCTGCGACGGAAACGAAGCTTGGATTGAATACGCGGAACGACAGCGGGACACGGTGCAGAGTGTCCGCAAGTGCATTGCCACCCTCAAGGGGCTGGGCATTGCGGATTGTGATTTGTGGGTGGACGCTCCGGGCATGGGCCTGGCTGTCATCAGCGATTTTAATGAATCAGGTTGGTATCCGAATGAGTTCTTTGGGAACAACCCTCCGGAAGACCGCGACCGCTACATCAATCTCTCGGCGGAATGCTGGAATGACGCCGGACTGGAACTCATGACCGGGCGAGTGCATATCAGGTCCAGGCGGTCGGACAAGACGCTTTTCGTGCAGTTGACTACCCGGAAGAAGGAATATGCGGACGATTCCAGGCTCAGGAACGAGAAGAAGGAGAAAATGAAGGCTCGCAACCTGTCTTCTCCTGATCGCGCGGACGCCTTGCTGGGGGCTATATGGGCTTCCTTTCGTGGAGTTTCCGGAGTTTGGACAGGAGAGGGCAACAGGCCCATTGTGGGCAAGAGTCAGCACGCCGTCAAACATACGGGGAAATTTTATCCCATTTAGGACTGTTCGTAGCCCATTTTGACATTGTTGTACCCTCCCTCGCGTTGGGGCGATAATGCGTGCATGAGGCAAGCCGCCAACTACAACGTACACGCCACGGAATCCCTGCCGCAGTCTCTTGCGCTGCATTTTATTTCTCCATCCGGTGAGGATATGGACATCAGCGGCATGACGCTCCGCGGCGCGGTGGTACAGGATGGAGTGATCATGCTGGACTGTGCCGTTACGGGGGCAAGTACGGCATTGGTGACATGGCCGAGGCTGGCCGCCGGATGCGGCGCTTATGATATTTTTCTGACCGACGCATCGGGAAAAGAATACCCCTTGTTGAAGGGAGCCGTGCATGTAGTGTCTCGCGTTACGCCTCCAGATGGAACGGAAGATGCCGCGGCCGTAGCTGGTGCACTTGATGTCTCCATCCCCGAAACGGAAGACGGCTCCGTAACCATTGTGGAAAACCCGTCCATTGTGGTCGAGGAACTTGTACGACAGGCCGAAGCGGCTCGGGATGAAGCAAAGCGGCTTGTGGAAACTCTGGGTGAACAGGTGGAAAGCGGGGAATTGGTCAATGAGGCTGTAGCAAATAAATTGCCGGGTGCGCTCAAGGATGCGGGAGTGGAATTGGCTGCGGCAACCGGGCAATCCACCTTGTCCAGCGGGGACGCCGCCGACACCTGGACCATCGTCGGAGGCTACGCGATGACCTGGGGAGACGAGATTCTGGCCGGGCATCTGCCCGACAGCTGCCGTCTGAAAAGCATTTCAACCGTGTATTTTTTCACCGACCCGGCCCTGAATCAATATTGCCTGCGTGTCTGGCGGCTGACGGACGGCGCTTACAGCCTGATCGGCACCTCCGCCTATGTGTCCAACCTGTCCAGCGGCCAGACGGCCACGTGGGTATTTACGCCGGGCGTTACGTTGCAACGCGGGGACAAGATCATTATCCAGGTATGCGAAGGGACCGAGATGACGCCCTATGCCTTGGGTATGCACGCCGTGCTTACTCCGTCCGTCCCCGGACGCGGTTTGATCACAGAAGTGGTAAACCCTCCCACCGTGAACGGCACGATGGCCCCGCTGATGACCGTGGTGGTGGACTATGACGACGGCATCACCCTGGGAGGGATGGAACTGGCTACCGCGCGGCAACTGGATAGCCTGGGGAGGGATGTGCGGCAATCTTCCGCGACTGCCGAGGCTGCGGCGCGGACGGCTGGCCAGAACGCCGCCACGGCATCCACGGCTGCCGATAACGCCGCAACATCCGCCACCAGCGCGGCCAACTCCGCCACAGAAGCCCAGCAGGCCCTTGAGGCCATACCTCAAGTAGATGATGCAGGCAACATGACGCTGGCCGGAGGTCTGACGGCGGCGGGGGCTATTAACGCCAACGGAGGCATCAACATCCCGCTTGCCGTGGGAGCGCCGACCGATACGGGCGCGGTCAACCGCCTGCATGCCGCAGGCTTGGCCGGAGTGACGGACATTTATACCCAGCATGTCTACCTGAACACGGGCGCTATTACGGCGACAGGTACGGCATCTACTAAAATTCTGATACCTGGCCAGTACGCGCAGACAAACGTCCTGGCCAATACGCACAGTACTGTTATACATACTTTCACGGGGCCGCACGGCCAATGGAATTATTCCAGTTTCGCCGGATTTTCTATCCCCTACCAATTAACGGCGGCTGGCAAAATCACCGTAGATATTGGGCGCGGGAGCAAGACGACGCGGCAAGATTTATCCCTGGACTCATACAGCATCATTCCCGGTAATAATCTGGCGTACAATACCGGGGAGATACTGGATATTACGTTTGATAATGTGCGCGATACGGCCCGCAATGGCTATGTGATCCGCGTCCGTGAAATATACTGTACCGAGTCCACGCAGCGCTGGAAGGTTAAAACCACAACCAGCTTTATCCCGGCTTCCGGTAACGAGCCAATTCCTTATATCGTCAACAAGATCATCTATCAGCAATATGAGCCACGCTCCTACATTGCCGGGGATTATGGTGATACTTACGGTGCATTGTGGTTGCTGACCGGAAGCGGTAGCATTCAGCAATTGTGGATGATTGCCACGGTACGAGGGGTTACGACTTTTGAAACGGGGACGGGGTTTAATCGCATCGTGTCAGACATGCCGGGGATTGCAGACGGTAGCGTTGCGCTCCTTGTCGGGTCTGCGGAGCGCACCAACTACCAACCGGGCAATGTCAACCCGGTTTACTATGCCCTGGCCGCGATAGCCGAAAATGCCATTGAAACCGAAGAAACGACTGATTTTGAAGATATTAACGTACCAATAGGATGAACAACGAAGAGATACAGATACAATTCCCCCGGCCCGGACAATGGGGAGAATTCGCCTTGACGGCCATCTACCGGGATGCGGAGGGCTACGCCCACACGGACCGCTACACGCAAGACGACATCCCCGCCGACCAAGCCCCGGCCATGCAGGCTGTAGTTGCCGCGCTGGTGGGACTGGCGGAACCGTGGAAAGCCTCCCAGGTGTGGGCGCGGCTGGGGAAAGATGCTCTAAGCCTTACGGAAGACGGAACCTATGAAATGATTGAGGCCGTGTCTCTGACCGTCGAGGCCGTCAATGACCAGGGAGGCAGACGGATATTCACCACCATCAATTACCCGGCTTTTGTCCTCACGGACCCCGCCGCCGTGGCATTTTTCAAATACTTCACAAAGCAAAACCATGAGTAAGTTAAGTGACGAACAAAAGAAGGCCGCCCTGGAGGCGGGGAAGCAGGGCATGAAGAATGCCTACGAAAAAAGCAAAACTAAACCCGGCCTGAAATGGTGGGAACGCCTTTTGTGGGTGGTCCTGGCGGGGGCGGCCTATGCGGCGTCCGCTTTACTGGGAGGCTGTGGGCACTCCGTAGACGTGACCCCAGGCCGCACGGAGGTCTGCAAGGACGGTTCCTGCCTCGTCATTGAGCAGGGGCATATCTCCTACAGTCAGGCCCAGCCGGAAACGGACGTTCCGCCCGTCGTGCAAGTCATCCCTTCCAAGAAATAAGGCCATGTGCAAACCCCTCAAGGAATATCTGGGAGTGATCCGCGATTATACGCGTGAGATCGTCACTTTCGGCGGTTTTGTGATAGCCGTGTTCATCTACCTGGATTTCCGCGAGGTGGTGAAGGAACAGGCTACCAACGCGGCCCATACGGCGGAGATCCTGCGGACGATGGATACCCGTCTCCAGCATTTGGAGAATTACCACCAGCAACAGCTTAAACAGCGAGATTAATTCCAACTGTAAAGTTTTTCTTACAAGTTCCCTTTAGTTAATAATCAATAGTTTCCGCATGCCTACCCTGTACATACTCATTGTGGACGAACCCGGAAAGGAGCAGTGGATGAAAATTTTTCTTACCGAAAGAGACGCCGCTTTTTTCCTGGCTCAATTCAATGAGTGGCATTTGCATGCCAAGTGTCATTGCTACACCGTGGAAGGCAAGCGGCTTGTGCAACTTATCGACAATCTGAACGAATGAATACTACAGAAAGAAAGATGGCTGCGGCCATCCTCCGCTTTGAAGACAGCCGCGTTACCGGGCCGGATTCCCTGCGCGTTTCCCGCCTTCCCGCCGCCGACAAGGGCGGCAAGTGGGAGATTTGCGGCATTTGCGACGGCATTGAACCGGCCGTGTTTAACAGATTGAAGGCTCTGCTGGATGCCGGAAGACGTGAAGAGGCCTGGGAAGGTTGTCTCCAGTACGTCCTGGATAATACCGCCGCCGTGCGTTCCTGGCTGGGTTCCGACGCTTATCCTGGCGTTGAATTCATCCTGCGGGATCATTATTTTAATTCCGGGAGCAGGAATACCGGGAAGATTTTGCAGCGCGCGCTGAACATCCACGGCGCCGGTCTCACGGTGGACGGGATTGTCGGCCCCAGGACCCGGCAGGAACTACAGGACCAGCTGGCCGCCACGGGTGAAGCGGTGTTCCTTATCGCCCTGCAGGAGAAGCGTCAGGCGTTTTACCGCTCTTGCAAGCAGTTTCCTGTGTTCGGGAAGGGCTGGCTGAACCGCTGCGACGATGCGTTCAGTATGGCGCAGGAGCTTGTTTAATCCTTAAATCTCTATTCGTTCATGGCATTATTTCCCAGGCTTCGCGGCAAGGTGAAAGAGGCGGTCCAGATATTGGTTTCTCCGTTTGCTGATCATAAATTCAAGCACTGGCCAGCCTCCGAACTTGACCCGGAATCCCTGAAATCTCTGAAAGAGTCCATTGCTTCCGGGCGGCTGGACCGGCAGGAACAGCTCTTTATGGCTATGCTGGAAAAATGGCCGCGTCTCCGGAAGAATCTTGGGGAAATAGCAAACGCCGTTGCCCGCATGGAATGGACAGTCATGCCCTGGACGGAAAAAGGACAGCAACCGACCCCGGAAGCGCAGGAAATGGCGGAGCTTGTCGAATCCGCCTTCTGGCGGTCAGAACCGGAACCGGACACGGTAGAGCAGGGAGCAGACGATTTGCTCAAATCCCTGACCTATATGCTTACTTGCGGCAACACCGTTCATCAAATCAAATGGGCGTCGGATGATATCATCTACCCCCGCTGTTACGAGCCTCTTTCCGCTCAATTTTACGCATGGGAATATAACTACGGCAGGAAGGATCGTTTGCTCCTTTTCCGCAACGGCCTGGAAAACGACCTGGAAGGAGAAGAATTTCCCCCGGACAAGTTCCTGATTGGGCTGAATAAGGCCGACGTGTTCCACCCTATTTTTGGCGCCAAGCTCCGGTGTCTTGTGGGATGGTTCGGAGCCGCCTGTTACGGGTTGCCCTGGCTGATGACGTTTTGCGAGCTTTTCGGCATCCCTTTCCGGACGGCTAAAGTCAGGGGTGACGAAAAAGCAAAAACGGAGGCGGCGGAAATGCTGCAAAACCTTGGTTCCGGGGGATGGGCCGTCACAACGCAGAATATGGAGTTTCAGCTTCATGACGCCGTAAAGGGAGCCAACGGGCTGCCCCAGGCGGATTTGATCAAACTGGCGGACGAACAATGCGACAACCTGATCCTGGGACAAACGTTGACCAGTTCCAAGGGGGACGGAGGGGCGTATGCCCTTGGCAAAGTGCATGCCGGTATCCGCAAAGAGGTCATTGAAGACGCGGGGCAGGCCGTGGCGAATATTCTCAATTCCCAACTCATTCCTGCCATCATCCACTTGAATTACGGGCATATTCCTTCCCGTCTCCCTCAATTTGTTCCCTCTATCCGCGGCATTGACGCAGAAGCCCTGGAAACGGTTGCCAAAGCGGCGGAAATCATGGATGTAGGAGAAGAATTCGCCCGCACCATCGTCAAGATACCCAAGCCGCGTTCCGGCGAGCCTGTCTTGAGAAAAGCCCCGTCTATCGGTTCCGCTCCGGGCCAATACGGGGATGCCATTGAAGCCGCTGCCTCCGAGGGAAAAAACTAGCTCCGCTCGCCCTGGCCGTCGAGTTGGAGCAGGACGCGGAAAAGGCCGCAGAAGAAATTTTACAGGCGTGGGCCGAGCCATGCGCTGATTTTGTCCGGGAATTGATCGGCAAAGCCCGTTCCGGGCTTTCTGATCATGAATTTCGGGCGGAACTGGCCGCTGTGCTTGCCCGCCTTCCGGAAATGGACCTCACCAATGATGATTTGCTGCAGGAAGCCCTGTGGGACGCCAGCGCGGAAGCTTACCGGAAGGGGTGGGAAATCAATCGGATTGAAGACGAGATATGAACCTGACGATCGACTTGAACGGTGTTGACCCGGTAATTGCAGAAGTGAAAAAAATAGCAGCTCCGGAAAGTTTGGCGAAAGCCAATGAACGCATGGGGGAGGGAGTGAAAAGCTGGCTTTCGTCCTGGTACAGGAACAAGGCGGAATCCGGACACTTTGAAAACACGTCCCTGCCGACCCACGGGCCTGGACGTAAGAAAACCGGGTGGGCCAACGACATTGCCCGAAACTGGTTTGCCGACACGACGGCGGACGGTGCCCGCATCTACCTCACCGGGCAGGCAGGGGAGGGAAACGGGGGGGAACCTCTAGACCTTGCACAATCCCTGTTGTTGAAAATCTACGGCGGCACGGTGACGGCCAAGCGGGCCCAGGCGCTGACCATTCCCGTCATTCCGGAGGCGCACGGCGTTCGCGCTGGCGCTTACGCCTCTATGACGGGCCGCAAACTTTTCACTCTTCGTAAAAGCATCCTCAACCTTCGCAACAGCATGACCGGCTCCGGATTGGAGCCGGGCTGCCTTTTTGAATCGGACGGGCATGGCGGAGTCAGGGCCGTCTATAAGCTCAAGAAGTCGCAGCTCTTTGCGCCATGGCCGGAGGCTTTTCCGGATATGGAAGAACTTACGGGCATAGCATTCAAACACTTCATGGATGCCATGCTTGATGACGGGGGAGGTTCCGAAGACTGGATAAATTGACTAGGAGAGCTAAGCTGAAAGACGGTGTAAAATAAACCGCCGCAGAGGGGAAACTGCGGCGGAGTAGAAAAAAGATTTGTTATAGAAATAGTTTTATTTCTTTTTTAAAATATAATGTTCGGATAAGATTCCTTGATTAATTGATCCTTCTTTGTCTGACAACATTAATTTACTACCATCAAGTATTTTATAATAAGATTTTTCATTAGAAGAGGTTAGAGATAATTCAATCAAGTTTCCATTTATCAAATTATAATGACCTTTTGATTCGAAAGTTGCGCTTTTTTCTCCTTCTCCTATATATTCGCTCCTCAGTATATAAGTTTTATCCTTATTTAATGTCAGTGTCGTCTTTATACCTTCACAATCGGCAGCGGGAAGAGTTCCTTCATAAGTGCCGTAAAAATTAGAATTTTCCGACTTGTTTTCTATTTTTGTTCCACCGTTTTCAATTTGATCATGATTCTCTTGAGGAGCATTGCAACCGGTTATGACAACTAAACATGTGGCCCATAAAAAAATCATTTTCATGGTAAGTACCTTTCTTTTTTAATTAGTGTTTTTTCTTAATTCAATAGAGTAGGGACTGAGAAATCAATTCTCTCCCAATACCATTATAATATTACGTAAAACTTTGGGAGGTGGCAAGATATTATTCTCGGCCAGCCGGGATTTTATTCCTGATCGTTACGGCTTGAATATTTTGTAGCCCATTTTGCGTCTATTGCCCCATACCTCCACTGTGCCTCATCATGGGGGCATGAGTACGCTGATAACGACGGTAGCCGGCAACCACGGCAAGGCTCCCATGGCTATCCTGTGGGCCCCCAAAGGAGAACATACTATTAAATGCTCGCTCAACGGCCAGCCGGGAACGTGTGTGGTGCGGGTAACGTCCGACTGCGTTCCCCGGCTCAATGCCGACCTGGAAGCCAAGCTATCCAGCAACGTCAAACCGGTCGGGCTCTATGATCATGAGATGGGGCCCGCCTCTTACAAGCCGGGACGGTTTGTGTGGAACGAGGAAAAAGGCGTTGTGTTGGAACTGGAAGGATGGACGGAGAAGGGAAGAACGGACGTGGAAGGCGGCAATTACGGCTATCACAGCCCCCGCTTCCGGCGCGACAAGGGAACCGGGGAAATCCTCGGCCTGTTGCCGGAATCCATAGAAGTAGGTTCCTTGGTCAATGACCCCGCATTTGACGACATCGAACGCATTGCCGCCAGCCGAATGGAGGGCGACGTAGCCCATTTTGACGACGTTGAAGACCCCGGGAAACCGGGCGACAATAGAGACCTTGAGAAGCCCAAGGAGGGCCTCGACCAGCAAGACAACCATACAACCAACCGAGACATGGACATCACTAAACTCGTTGCCCTCGGCATTTTGACCGAGGAAGAAGCCAAGGCTGAAAATGCCGAGGCTATCGTGTTGGAGCGCATCAAGGCCCTGCAGGACAAAGGCAAGGCCAGCTCCGATGAATTGGAAGCAAGCAAGAAGGAGCTGGCGAAATGCCAGGAAGAAATTGCCGCATCCAGGAAGCAGGTGAAGGAACGCGCCGTCCAGGACGTTGCCGATGCCATTGCTGCGGGCAAAATCGCCCCGAAGGATGAAGCATCCAAGACCTTTTGGGAACGAGCCCTGACGGAAGACTATATTGCCGCCAGCAAGCAGTTGAACGCCCTGCCGAAAAATCCCGCATTCGATGACGTGAATGCCGGCAAGCCGGAAGGCTCCCCAAAAGAACCCGTCACGGGAACCGCGGCTCTTCGCAGCTCCTTTGAAACCGAACTCAATAACCTGAACAAGTAATATGCCCGCGAAAGAATTTATGACCCTGCTGGACGTGCTTCAGCAGGAAGGAACAGGATCTATCAAGGCCCTTGACGCAGTCCGTTCTGTTGGACTTGCATCCCCGGAAGTAACCGCGTTTCCCGTTACCGTTATTGACGGAACGCAGTACGAAATCAATATGCCCACCGGCATTCCCCGTTTCGGGTTTCGTCCGGCCAATGCCGGAGCCAAGAACCTGACGACCGAATACACCAATAAAACCGTTAAGTGCTACTACATTGACGGACCTATTGCGGTGGACAAGGCCGTTGTCACCAGCTCCGCCAGGGGGGCGCAGCTGCTCACCAAGGAAACCCGAAGCGTTACGTTGGGTGCCATGGCCTCCATTGCCCTGCAGATGTGGTACAGGCTTCCGGAACAGGAAAATGTGTTCCCGGCTATTTCTGAACAGATGGGGGATTATATGACCATTTCCGCGGATCCTTCCAAGCAGGAAGACTCGGAAGCCAACCGCGCCGACAACTCCGGAGCTTCCGCTTACCTGGTCATTTTGGGTGACGACTTCCTGCACTCCATATGGGGGAACAAGAAGACGCTTTCCATGTCTCCGGTGCAGGAAGAGACTGTAGCCAGGAATACGGAAGACGGGGAATCAGGAACAATGAGGGCCTATACTTCCCGTTTGGAAGGCTGGACGGGCATTGCCGTGGAATCTCCGTTTTCCGTGGCCCGCATCAAGAACATCAGCGCCCAGCATCCCTTGACGGACAAACTTGTCGCCAAGGCGAAGAGCCTGTTTCCTGCGGCCTTGCGCGGCATGATTTCCTATGTGGTTATGAACGGCAATGTGAAATTGCTGTTGCAGGAATCCAGAACCCTTACGCCTGCCACCGGAAACGGCGGAACGGGCATGATCGCCCCTGAACCCGATTCCGTGATGGGAATCAAGATTCTGGAAGTGGATTCCCTGCTTGATGACGAATCACTGTCCAGTGTCCGCGCCGCATTTGCGGAAGACTTTTTCCGCGCCCGTCGCAACTCCCTTGCCCTCAAAAATTAACCTTTTATCCGCAGAAAGGAGAAACACACCACATGATGAAGAATATGTACCGCAATGACGAAGCGCTTACGATCCGTCTGAAGATGCCGGGAACCGGAAAGACGGTAACGTCTGCCCCGATTCATATCGGACAGAAAGGAGGCATCGACAGCGCTGTCATTTCATTGAAGCACGAAGAGCTTCCCGCGCTGGCCGCCGGCAAGACGATGACCCTCACCGTCGAATCGTCCGAGGACGGTGATGCCTGGACGGAACTGGATTCCCCGAAGCTGGTTGCGACGGGGGGTGAGAGCAATGGTTCCGGCTCCGGAGAAGTGTTCATGCGCGTTCCGTTGGAGGCCGGCCCCTGGCTGCGCCTGAAAATCGCAGCTGAAACGTCCGCAGGCGACAGCACGGCACAGGAAGCCGTCCTTGCCGTCAAGGTATAACCTTATTGAAACAATGGCCCTCGTAAGGATTACTCCGGAAGCGGTTGCCCGCTATTGCCAGGACAAGGAAATTACTTCCATTGCCCGGGACAAAATCAGCGACATCATCCGCGAGGTCTGCAACGAGGTGGCGGCTGCAGTCAACTCCTGCCCCAGAAATGCCAGGATTGCGATGGATTCCAGTTCCGTTCCCGCGGAGTTGGTATTCACCACCTGCATTCTGGTGCGGGATGCCGTCACCAGCTCCGTGCCAGGTTCAAGCGAATCCCTGCAGGGGACGGCGCGGGCGGCTCAATATCAGGATGCCCGCGCGAAACTCCGCGCCGTGGCTGCCTGTGAAGTCGAGTTTGCCCCCTACGATGGGCACCAGCCCAGCGACGTCATTTACGGAGGGCCGAAACACCAGGATTGGAGCAATCCGATATGAAGAAAACCCTGAAGAAGTCGCCTGTCATTGCATTTGCGGAAGTCCTCTGTCAGCGGGCCGTGGAAATTTGCTCCGCGGCCAACAACGGGGAAGACCCGGAAATCATTATTAAGGCATGGGACGGTTCCTTTGAGGAAGAAATCAAGAGGGTGACCGGTTCCCTGGAAACCGTCATCGTCATGGAGCGTCCGGAAATTGTTCCGGACAAGTTGAGCAGGAGCGGCAAAAGCACGGCCAGATGGCACGTCACCGTGGAGAGCAACCCGCTTCTGGACGGTGACGGCTGGGACGCCGACGACCTTGCCGACATCATCCAGGAGGGCTTTCACAAGTGGCGCCGCAACCATGCCCGGCTGATGATGACGGAGGTAATCGTTACCAGCTCCAAGCCGGCTCTCGCCAAAATCCTGAAAAAGTCCATCGTCCTGACGATGGAAACAACCCTGATTATCAAACATGGCAACTAAACCCACCACCGCCGCGGCCCAGGAGGCCGCTACTGCTCCGGCGCCCCGCATCGTCAAATGCCGGGTGGCCGTCAACAAGCTGGAACTCCCTCACGGCATCGCCGCGCGGGGAAAAATCGTCCACATCCCGGAAGACGTGTACAAAGTCCACGCCGACGCCGGGAAAGTGACCTTTATTGACTACGTAAGAAGCTAACAACCATGTCAGAACTCTACAACAAGGAAATGCTGGTCGGCACCTTTCTCGACCTGTGCCCGTTCGGAACGACAGTCACGGCCGAAAGCGGCACGGACACGGTGGACGAGCATTTCAAGCCGGCAAAGGACTCCGACGCCTGGATGATGGCCAACGAAGTCATCGACTACAAAATCACGCCGACCACGGAAGACGACGCCCGCACGGTATTTTCCCGCGACACGACCTCCTATGTGACGCGGAAGAACACCAAAGTGACGGGCAACACCATCGAAATCAACTCCACGGAGGTTAATCCGGTCTGCTGGCAGGTGATTTACCAGTGCGACAGGCTGGAAGCCGGGAAGGAAGTGCAGCCCTTTTCCCGGAACATCTACGGGCAAAAGGTATGGGCGCGCCTCACCAAATACCAGGAAGACAAAAAAGAAATGATGGTCCTGGAAGTCGCGGCGCTGCTCAAGGTGGAAATCCCCACGGAAAACAACAAGCTGATCACGCCGAAATTGACGCTTGAAGTGATCCCGTCCTCCCTGAATTCCCTGACGCCCACGGAAGAAATCGCCTTCCCGGCCTCCGCCGGGGCATGACAGCCGGGGCCGCCCTTCTGTTTGCATGGGGGGCGGCCAGTCGCGCTCCGCAAGGTGTGCGTGGATTGAAACCCCCACCATTATTGAGGCATGGACACGACCGTATCTCCCTTTTCCATTACCTTTGACGGGCGCCCCGTCGTGCGCGCCGGGGAATTCCTGCTCGACTCCCTGCCGGAACACGCTTTCCCGGTGCAGTTCGGCACGTCCGCCACGCCGATCATCAACAGCCCGTTCCCCAGGCTGGACGCATTCGGCAACCTGTCCCTGTCCTTCACCATCTCCACCGTGCGGGAATGCGCCTCCCACATGGACGCGTGGAGCGCCTTTTACGAATGGCTCAACGAATGGAAAACGGCGGGGAAGGGGGAATGGACCTGGACCGACGCCTGCGGCCGTGAACAGCGCTTTGAAGCTGTCATCGCCGACGCCGAGCCGAAGGTTCAGGGCCTGCGCCTTATTGTCTCCTACAACTTCACCCTGGGCCGCCCCCTGTGAAAACCCTTGACGTATCTTCCTCCGACTTCCTGGACATGGCCGAAAGCCCGTCCTACAACCGGCTCTCCTTCGGGGGAGCCTCCGTCTCCTTCCGCGCGCCGGTCTCCCGGTTTGCCTCCTGCCCGTTTGAAGAAGGGGAAATAGTGAAAGTTGTCTGGCGCGGGAAAACCCTGCTCATCGGCCCGGCCATCGACCTGGAACACTCCCTTGAAGGAACCTCCGAGAGCTGGGACATCAGGATTTGCGATTACTGGTGGAACCTGAGCAACATCCAGTACTTCGCGAATGGCCGCGCCAACGGCATCTTTGCCGAATACCGCCGAGGCACAGGCGGAAGCGGTCAGGAAAAACAGGCGACCGCGAACATCCGGGACGCCCTCTCCGGAGTCCTGGACCACGCCGTCAGCACGGCCCTGGTCCCTATCAAATACGACCTCCGGATCGACAAGGATGCCGAAATCATTCCGTTTGCCTACGCGTCGGAAACGTATGCCTCCCTGCTTTCCCAGATCCAGCAATGGCGCCCCAACATGGCCGCGTGGTTTGAATACGGCGCGGACGACTCCGCCACGCTGGTCATTGCCGACCATGCCGCCCTGCCGGATGTCGTGCTCGACCTGTCCGCCGTGGACGTAAGCGCCCTGTCCCTCAAGGCGCGCCCCGATCTGGTGCCTCCGGCCGTGGGGCTGACCTGCAACGCTTCCGTGGTCTCCCGGGTTCAGCGCGCGCTGGCCGTCTATCCCTCAGGCGCCTCCCTGTCCCAGCCCTATGTGGTGACGGCGGAAGTGGACGTTCCGGGCGGCGTCAAGGTCTCCGACACTGCCGGGCAATACAGCCCTGCGGAAACGGGCTCGCTGGGTTACGACGCCCCGCGGATGATTGTCCGGGGAGACAAATTCCCGACCGGCACGGCCCAGTGGGCGGCCCGCGTCAAACGCTGGGCTCCGGCTCTGGAGGATTGCGCCAACCTGGAAGTTGCCAACCTCCCGACAGTGGTACCTATCACGCCCGCGGACGCAGAGCACCGGGGCTATGACCGCAACGCCATTTCTCACGAGCTCATAGGCGGCCAAATCAACGGAAAGAACTCAAAAATCAAGTGGGGCAAGGTCAAGGTAGACGTTCGGCTGCGCGCCACGGATCCGCCCGACACGGTGAAGCAATATTTTCCGGAATACGGCGGAAAATCCGGAACCGGGGACCGCTGGATCGGAACATTGACGTTTGAAGTGACCACGACGAATGTCGGCTACGCGTCCTACCGGGTGGACAGGGCAGGGACGGTGGAAAGCGTATCCGACGACGGCGGAAGCCCCGGAGACGACGAAACATCGGGCAGCTACGACACCTCCGTGTTGTATAAAAATTTCCTGAAATCCTACTACGAAGCCACCCGCGCGCTGCCCTATGACGGATCCGCGACCGTCCACGACGACTTTGACCAGGTCTGCGGGGGGCGCCTCTCCATCACGGGAGGATTGAAAGAATGGGAAACCATGCGGTCCGTCATCCAGGAAATATCCCTCGACCTTAAAACGGGAGTTTCCGACGTGACGGTGGGGGCCCCGGAACAGATCTCCCTGCAGGACTCCATCGACCGGAGCCGGCAGCTTGCCGAGGCGCTGCGCCGGACGGCCTGGGCGGACTCGTCCACGTCTTCCGGGGGAGGTTCTTCGGGCGGAGGATCCGGCAGCGGAGGCTCTTCCGGAGCGGACGATGAAGTCCCGGAGCTTCCCAGCGTCGGGCCGTCCGTAAAACTGCTGCAGGCCCAGGAGCCTCCCGCGTGGGGAACCAGCGCCGTCGAGGTGGGATTCCAATGCCGCCTGTCTTACGGGAGCGACGGCAAGGTGTCCGACGCCTACATCCGCCAGGGGAAGGCTATCTATGCCGGCAACTATATCGGGGGGCTGCTTCCGGAGGGGGACGGTTCCGGGGGCTGGGTGAAAAGCCCCGTCACCTCCGGGGAAATCTGGCTCAAGATCCAGCTGGACAAGGACGCGAAATACCTCGGATCCTCTCTGTCCGCCGCGGGCGGCGTCTCCGACCCCGTCAGGCTCGCGGAGGAAAACCGGGAAACCCCTTATGAATATTATTTCCATCTGGCCACCATCGACGGCAACAAGGTGGTGCAGCACCAGGCGGGCACGGTTTATCTCCTAATCCACCCGGGAACCTTCGGCCCCACCGGAATGTCATGATCAGGATATACACCTTCACCTATGCCGGAGACGCGCAGGAAGCCGTGGCCTGCGTCCGGTGCGCCAGGACGGCTCTACCGGAGGCGGTAGTTACGGTGGTGGACGACAGCGCAGCCCCGGTGCCCCCGGAGGCCAGGAGGGCTCTTGTAGCGTATGGGGCGCGGTATCGCCGGAGCTCTTTCCCCCGCTGCGGCAACCTGCGCGGCCCGGAGTGCGTCCGGGGAATCATTGCCACGCTGGCCAAGGGGGCGGCGGATGGCGATACCGTCGTCAAGATTGACTCCGACACGGCGCTTCTGTCGGGCGGATGGGTCAGGGAAATGAAACACAACGGGCTTGCGCTGCACGCCGCCGGATACCGGGTCCCCCGGAACCCGTCCGAACGGTCCGCCTACGGAAATTGCTACGCCCTGAGCGGCCGGGCGGCCAGGATGGCCGCCGAAGCGCTGGAATGCGCCGCCATCCCCCCGCTCGCCCCGGAAGACCTCACCATCTGCCGGGCCGTCATGGATGTCTGCGGCCGGGAGCGTGTCCGGCTTGACGAGCCGTGGACGCCCCGGAACCGGGCCGGGCGGTGGTCCTGGTGGAACTGGGACAGCCGGACGGCGAATCCGGAGGACTATGCCCGCAGCTATGACGTGGTGAGCGTCGGCAATCCCAGGCCTCCCCACGTCCCCAAAAGCGCCCGCAGGGAAGTCATGCTCGCCCTGTGCGACGCCCGTTTGAATCCATGAATGCTCCGGCAACCACGGATATGTCCCCCTTCAACTACCCGCTGAAACAACAACAGCCAACCAAATAAAACCAATCAGTAAAACCATGTCAGACAGAGACTTGAACATCAATATCAGAACGACCGCCGACACCTCCGGAGCCACTCAAGCCGCCGCATCCCTGGACAGGATACGGGAATCCGGCGAATCCATTTCGCAGACCTCTGGCGTGATGGACCAGATCGCGGATTCCCTTTCCCGTGTCAAAACGGTCGCTGAAGAAACCGGCGCCGCCATGAAGGACGGCATGGGGGCGGAATATGAACAAGCCCTGGAAAACGCCAATTCCAAACTTGACCAATACGCCGACGCCCTGACCGCCGCCGGCTCCCGGATGAAAGCCGCCTTCAACGACAACCCGGGATTGACCGGGTTTATTGACGAAGTCACCAACGCCGTGCTGACCTCCGAGGAATTCAGGAAGAAGCTGGAACAGGTGGATGACGTCTTTGAAGTCCTCAACAACAAAATGTCTGATTTGGACCTTGGGGCGAAATGGGGAGATGACCTTGACGAAAACCTTCAACAAATCATTGACGGCTACAACAAGGAAATGGACGCCGCCGACAAGGCCGCGGAAAAGGCGGAAGCCGCGGAGGCCCGGAAGCAGCA